GGGATTTACGCAACAAAGTACCCGGGCAATGTTATTGTATCGCCTGACAAAGACATGAGACAGATTCCCGGTAAGTTATATGACTTCAATGAAACTGTTACTATTTCTGAAGAACAAGGAGCTAAGTGGCACCTGATTCAAACCATGGCAGGTGATAACACCGACGGTTACGCAGGTGTTCCCGGTATTGGTATCAAAAAGGCAGAGAAAATTTTTGAAGAGAAAGGATACACATGGAAAGCAGTCGTTGAAACATTTGTAGAAAAAGAACTGACTGAAGAAGATGCCCTTGTAAATGCAAGGCTCGCAAGAATACTACAAACAAGTGATTACGATCACAAAACAAAAGAACCTATACTTTGGACACCACCAAGTGACTACACAATTACCAAACAAGATAGCTAGAACTGGTCGAGTTCAGCAATGGATAGATAATCCAACAAACCGTCTACCCGTAAGCTGCACAATATTTAACGTGCAGGATTCAATGGAAGGAAGTGATGGAATCGAAGCAAGCTGGAGATTTGTATCGCATGCTCTTAGATATGGGGCAGGAGTCGCAGTCCACCTGTCGAAGCTTAGAGCAAAAGGAACAGAAACAAATAAAGGACCTGATACTTTGGTTGCATCAGGACCAACATCATTCGCAAAAATCTACTCAACATTAAATGAAATACTTAGACGCGGTGGTACGTACCGCAACGGTGCGTGTGTTATTCACCTTGACATTAATCACGCCGATATTATTGACTTCGTGCAAGTCAAAAGAGAAGAACTCCCATGGGTTAAAAGATGTGTTGACCTCACCCCAGAACTCTGGACTAATTCAGAAGCTCGAGTCAAGGAAGCAATTATTAGAGGAATTGCAAGAGGAGACATTTGGTTATCAAAAATAAAACATGACAACAATGGAAAACGAATCAGGAGCAACGTCTGCCTTGAGGTTTATTTGCCCTCACGCGGAACTTGCCTCTTACAACATATCAATCTCGGTGCCTGTCGTATCGGCGACCTACGACCAAGTTTCCGTGAAGGCATGCAAGAATTGTGCAGTCTCCATGGTAAAACAGGTGTTGGAGGAACTGGTGAATACTTAGCACCAGAGAATGATAGACAAGTTGGATTAGGTGTGTTAGGATTAGCTAACTTCCTAGCCAACAACAAAATTACATATGCCGAGTTTGGTAAGGCTCTTACAGCGACGAATAACGCTGAGCCTTACGAAGGTTACGCGGGATTAGCTGCACGCGAACTCTTCCTCGGCATACAAGAGGCAGCTAACATAGCAAGAGAGAACAACATGGAACGAGCATTCGCGATAGCTCCTACCGCCAGTTGTTCTTACAGGAGTAGAGACATTTATGGCTTTACTTCAACACCAGAAATTGCACCACCTATTAGTCGAGTAGTCGACAGGGATTCAGGTGAGTTTGGTGTCGAACAGGTAAAATATGGCGACGTTGAGATCGCATCTGAAGTTGGATGGGAGAGTTTCAAACAAGTGGCAGATCAAATAATGATTATGCTCAACAGAACAGGATTGCTTCATGGCTATAGCTTCAACTCTTGGAGCGACATGGTGACATACGATGAAGCATTTATAGAAGAGTGGTTAAAATCACCACAGACTTCTCTTTACTACAGCTTACAGGTAATGGGGGACACACAAGACAAGACTGATGCTTACGCAGCACTGGGAGATCTTGAGGTTGAGAATTACTTAGGAGATTTGTTTAGTAAAGAACCAGATCCAGACTTTGTTCCGGATCCAGCTATGAAAATTGAATGCGACTGCGAGCAATGAATCCCTATTTAAAATTACTGTCCAGAAAAAGAACATGGACACCCGTTCAAACATCTAAAGGAAAACTAAAAGAAGGTGCAGAAGAAACCATCTACCGTGCCCTTGCAATACGCCATATGGAGTTACCAGTTGGCGAGTTTATTACAGACGCACTTGATAAAGATGTTCCCATCACTGCTAGAGCACTTCTAGAATCAAACGTAAAGGACGAGATTAAACATGACCTCGCTCTTGGTTACATCACCAACGCACTAGGCGTAGATGACAAAGCCGAAGCCGAAGCTTTACGCTTACGTGCAGCATGGGAGCAACATCCTGACCACACATTATGTAAAGCGTTAGTAGCAGAGAGAGCAATCTTCTTTGTACTACTACCGTTCTTTAGATTTTGTGGAGACGCAGGATTAAGAACAGTATCAGCAGATATATCTAGAGACGAGCAAGTGCATGTAGCAACTAACAGTTTGGTATGTGCAGAACTAGGTCTTACACCTAGTAGATCTCTTGACCTTCTAAGGAAGGCAACTATAAACTGGGTAATGGAACCTTTGAAACAGAATACTGATAGATATTTAGACAAAAAATTTTGGTTAGATGCCAGCGACAGACTTATGTACGAAGGTAAAGCACCAGAATTCTCACAAACCAAGGCAGCTAGAATGCCTGCATTCTTTGAACACTCAAATGTCAATCTCCCTCAATACTCTTAAGCTTCATAATGAAAAGCTTGACGATTTAGTTAATGAGTTAGATCAAAACTTTGGGTGGAAACCAGTTCACCCAAAAGAAGATATACAATCAATCATGTACAGAGCTGGGCAAGCTAGTGTGGTTGATTATTTAAAACAAAAACAAACAGAGGACGAAATCTAATGTGTATATTTGGAGGCGGCAACCCCGCACCACCACCACCAGTACCTTTACCACCACCACCTCCAGTACCTCCAGCTCCACCAGCTCCATTACCAACTCCGGAGCCAATGGAAAAGGAAGTAAATCCAAAGGTAAGAAGAACTCAATCTAAGAAAACTTCAGAATTTGGTAGAGGCAGCTCACAACTAAGAGTACCTCTTGGATCTAAAGTAAAC